ATCAAGAGCCTCCATGATTTCATCCATGCGGCGCAGGTCATACAGGTAAATGCTTTTATCGCCAATGGTGTAAAAACCAATTTTTTTCGGTGATGGACAGCGATCAAGAACGTCCTGTAATTCGTTCAACCATGCCTGTTCTTTTTTTGTCAAAGTTGCCATATCAGTTTTCCTTATACGGATTAATTTTATTGTGCAGTGTGTTGAACGGAGTCCATACCACGTCGTTATACAATTCAATAACTGGCTCAATTATTTTTCCGATTCCCCATACCAGAATTAACGGGGATATCGGTATCATCAACACGATAAACAGAATGAGAAACAAAAATTCTGTCGCTCTACTTTTTCGCGGATATTCTTTTCTGAATAATGTAGGCACATCACTCTCCTTTGTTGCTCCTCAAAATTTTATGCCCTGGCGCAAAAGCACGCGTTTTGTCGGCACTTATTCGCCACCCATCTTTACGTGCCTCTTTTGCACAGCCAGCCCATGACGTACCGATATACTCACCAAAATCTGGCGACTGATATTTGCCATCCGTACACTGGCGGCAATCACAATAGAGATGCATGGTATAACTTGCGGCAATACCCATTCAGCCTCCTTTGATGCCCGTGTTTACAACCAGGCAGGCCTCCTTGAGTACCCAGTCAATAGCGTCTTTCCATGCTCCGGTTTCAACTGGCGGATCCTCACGCCGTACCTGTTCATAAAAGCGCACAGCTTTAACCAGTCCTTCTGATGTCACCGAAGCTGGCGGGGCCGTGAATAACGCCTGAATTTCATAGTTTGGTCTGTCGTTACAATCCTCTTTTGTCGGGACATATTTCCAGTCACCAACCCACTGCTTCCCCTGAAAGTCTGTAACGCCTTTTTTCACGTAGCGATATCGCCATGCCACTGGTTTTGCCTGCCCTACCTTTTCATGCCCTTCCTGATAATTAATCTCGCTCATTCATCGCCCCACTCATCACAATATGCTTCGACCGGTGTTTTCCCTGCTTCATAATCATCACGCCATGCTTCAGCATCAGCGGCACTTCCACCGCGTAACTCTGCATAATCCATTAACAGTTCATGCCATTCTTCAAAACTGGCGTTATATTTAGTTGAACCAAAATCAGCCATTTTGTTCTTCCTCTTCGTCTTTTATTTCGTGGTATGAGTAATTGCAGTAGTTAAAGAAAATATCTTTAGCTTCATCCTGTATTTCATCTGGTGTTGCATCATCATCCACTTCGAATTCATCCTCGAAATCTCCACCGGCTATTCCCGTTTCAATAATTATTTTGAATTTTCGCATTTCACTACCGCCCTTTCGGACGGCCTCCTGATGTTCTGAGGGTGCAGAAATCCCTCCGGTTAAGGATTTGATTTTATTTACAGTGCTAAATTTAATTATTCAGTTCTGGATTTTGTCGCCCTGCATATCCGCGCTTTCGCGTTACGCTCAATCTAAATTAACTTTTCTATATTTTTCCGCCTTTCCTGTTCCTCCTGGCGCAATAGCCTTACATCATCTGCCAGTCTGGTTTCTCTTTTCGCCACAGAGAGCATCCAGTCAAACGGCTCCACAACTGCACCGCAGATTTTACAGCGGACCTGACGCTCTTTTTCGTCAACCCGAACAGAGGCGTGATGACAATATGGTCTTTCCGATGGCTCATAAAGAAAATTAACCTGATTACGAGGGTCATCCTCTTTTACCGGAAATAAAACGATATTGCTTAACTCATCCTCTGGTTTTATTTCCATGCTCCTCTCCTTTGATGCGAATGCCAGCGGTAATTGAAGCCTGATAGCTAATTTCACTCACAGTACCGTCTCCTGAAAATTACCCTGATAGAAAGCCAGTACACGCTGCATAGCTTCACTCTTCCGGCACTCGCGACAGATTATGTTTAGGCGCCTGTCGTAGCGGCGTATTTCGCCGTCTGGTAATAGCCAGATAAGGTCCGGATCAACCACAGATGGTTTCTTCAGCTTTGCCCTTGAGAGTTTTTTGCGGGCGTTTTGCCAGTCCTTGCGCGCCTGCTCAGACGGGAATACTCCGTAACCGGAATTGTAAACATCACCACTGGCGGCCAGCTCCATGCATAAACGACCGACAGACGCATGACTGACACCAATTTCATCCGATAACTGCCGAATCGTGCCTCGTCCGTTAAGGCGTACGAATTCCACGATCAGCCCCTTAATTTTTTCCCGCTCTTCTGGTGTAAATGCTCTTGTCATAAGCACCTCCGGAGATCACTTTGTTGTCGGTGAATGAACCGGAATATCAGCAATCGAACTGAAAATATCCCGGTGTTTATTCAGCTCCCGCAGCGCGGCGCAGACTCGCTCCCACTTCTGAACCTGACCTTTTGCCCGGCGCAGCTCACGGTTAGTCACATACAGCGATGGTAAAATCAGACCATCCGGATGTTTTCTGGTGAACGACGGCTGTGACTGCACTGTGACCGCCACACTTTCCGTTTTTATTTCTTCCTGTGTTTCTGCTTCCCGAACTGGTAACGCAACACCTGCTGGCTGAGGAAAGGCTTTACCATCGGTTTCCGCTACGGATGCAGCTTCCGGCTCTGCCGGTAAATCAGCGCCCGGTATGCAGTAACGAAATTTACCGCCCTGATTCACGCGAATCAGACGCCCTTTGCTGATTGCCATGGCCAGCGATGAATTCGCCCGGCGGGAGGTAATCCCGAACATCAGTGCCAGCTCATCCGCCGTTTGTGGGCCATGTTGTTCAATCGCCTCAGTCAGCATTTGCGCTGTCACTTTCGGTACCGGTGACACCGGTTCACTTTCACCAGCCTGAATCAGCCACCACATCGAACCCTTGTTATCCGCTTCACCGCGGCGCTTCAGTTTCCACAGTTCGTTGATCGCATCTTTACGGCTGATTCCAAGGCGGGCCGCCACTACCTGTGAAGAGGCTCTTTTCAGTGCTTTCAGTACGTCAAATACGGTTTCCATTAAAATTTCCTCCGACAAAATCGTTTCTCAGATTCAAATAAAACCAGCTGCCTTCCGGCGTTCGTATTCCTGTTTCAGCCGTTCAATTGGCGTTGGCCCTTGCGGGTGTTTCGCCCCTTCCAGTTGTCGTCGCACTGGCGGAACACTCATCCCGTTACCAACATGCTTTGCCCATTTCGTCAGTTGCCGTTCTGCAAGTCGTTTTAACTCACCCTGCGTCATCTGGCGCTCAATCCCTCTGGTACGCATTTCGAGGCAGATGTGGTACAGCACAGGCTGTGGCCACGGGTATTTATCACTCCCGTCGTATCGCCAGGATTCATTGCGCCAGCGCCGGTACTCTTCCATCACTGCATCCACCGTAAGACCAAATGGATTTGCCCCACTCTCCGAAATCAGTGCAACAAACTCAGCTAGGTCCGGGGGCCACGTTTCACCCGCCCGGCAGCGGTCCATGCACTGACGGCAGACCAGCCGGATTTGCTGTTCAGTCATCGCGCCAATCTGGGCAATCCAGAGCTTCGAAGGTGCGGCCCCGTTCTTCTGGGTCCAGCGGTTCGAATAAACCTCCCCCATGAGTTCCCACAGCTTCCAGACCGTTTCCGTCGCTGATAAATCCGTTTTCACGTTCCCACTGCTCACGTGCTGCCCGAATTTCCTGAACTGCCCGTGATGCGGTGCCACCTGGTGCTGCTGCATGGTTTACCCCCTTGCTGACTGGCTTAACCTGCGCCCTGACGTGATTTACGTGACGGGCGAATTTCTGCTCCCACTGAACCTGCGTGAAAACTTTCCCCTCCGCTGCCCAGTAGTCCCGGAAAGCGGCAAGTTCAGCAGGTGTAAATTCCGGCTCCGGCAAAGCCATCCCCCACAACGCAGCCCGTCGTCGAAAATCCGGCGACGGATGCCAGTCATCGACCATCGGAAATTTCCCGATGGGTTCGCTCAGTCCATCCAGGGATGCAGGTTCTGCTGCCTGCAACGGCGTACCACTCGACTCACTGGTCGGAGCACTCTCGCGCACGTGCGCGTTATGTGTGGGGTTTAATTCTTTATCTGTATCTTTATCTGTCATGACTCGTCGTGACATGTCGTGACATATGCGTGACTCGTCGTGACACCCCTCATTCTGTTTTCGTAATTTTTCCCTCTCGCGCTGCGCTCTCTTGCGCTCTGCCGGGGATTTCGCGGTTTGTGAAACGTTGCCATTGTCCTCTTTCAGTACCTGGCGTTTTTCCCATCCGGTGATTAAATCTCCATCAAGTACCCGCCCCTGCATTGCCTGTAAAATTGAATCAATTACTTCTTCCGTCACATCAAGCGCACTTGCTAAATCTTCCGTCGTGACATCAATGTGACCACGTAGTGACACGCCGTGACATTTCGTGACATTTCGTGACGCGCTCACCAGAAGGTGGATATACACTGCCATCACTGTTGCAATTGGCTGCCCTGACACCCTGGCAATTGTTCGCCACTTAGGGTCATTTGGCATGTCATGCCATAATCTGAGCCAGGCGTTAGCCATACTCACCTCTTCTGATACCGAATCTTTTTACTCACAAATTGCCGGAAGTGATCCGGTATGAATATTGCGAGTCAATGCACGGCCACAATATTTCCTGCAGGGCCACCACGATTCATCTGGTTGAAACCAGCGATCGCCACTGCGACAAAATCATCAGCGTCTCTCACCAGTCGTTCCCGCGTCTCCACCAGCTCCCGAAAATAAGCTGAACTGTGGCTGCGCATTCGGGCCACCAGCAGAGGCGGCATTGCTTTTTCGATCGCTGGTAACAACGCCTGAATTTTTTTAACCGCATCAGGAGTGTCTTTCTCCACCCAGCGGAAAATTTTCTGGGTATTGCGAGCCAGGGCTTCCGGATGGCTGTCGTCATATAATTCCGGGAACGTCATACCAAGCTCAAAATAAGCCCGGGTTATTTCAGCTGCCGGAACTTTTTCACCGTCCGGATGCGCCCAGGCATTCATCGCCATGCGGATGTGCTCATGCCTGATTTTCATGAATCAACTCCGATGCATTTGGTGTGTTAGCCTTGAATCCAACAGGTAAGCCGTCGGTTGGATTCGGGTAAATATCAGGCCGGAGTTCATGAGGTGTAACCTCGAAATTCGTTACTTCAGCAACACGTAATGCTTTTTCAGGGCTGAATCTTTCATAGCCCCCCAGCACTCGACTTACATGCACCTGAGATAAACCCGTTAGCTTCCCAAACTGTAGCTGGGTGATATGTTTCTCTTTTAAATAGTCTCTTAAGTTCATAGCCAACCTTCTACGTTATGCCTCGAGCAAATATTAGCCCCGCTAATTTTAAAGATCAACAGCCAGACTATCTTTGATAATATTGGTAAAACAAATAAACTCTATGTATGAAAAAAACACGCGAAGTGATTGCAACTCCAGAAGCGAGCAAGAATTTAAAAGCCGCATGGAATGCAAGAAAAAAAGAGCTGAAGCTGACTCAAGAGCTGGCGGCTGAGTTGTTGGGATTCGAATCTCAAGGCACCGTTAGCCAGTATCTGAACGGCAAGATACCGGTAAATACCGACGCTGCGCTAAAATTTGCGGCTCTGTTAAAGGTAAAACCAGAGGACATTCGAGAAGACCTTAAAGACTTAATGAATTATGTAAGATCATCAGATACTTATGATGATAACTTTTCAGGCAAAGGATGGAGGCTGGTCAATGAAGAACAGGCAGAGTTACTTAACCTCTTCGAGATTCTACCTGCGTCAGAAAAAGCCAAACTCCTTAACCAGCTACGTGGACTAAACAAGCTCTACGAGGAAGCCTTCGAGAACATGCTGGCACTAAAGAAACGTAACCAGTAGCCACCGCTCACTACCCCATCCACAACAAAAAAACCGACGTCTTAGTCGGTTTTTTTGTGCCATAACTTCTGCAAATCAGCTGTATAACTAATATTTTTCCCTTGAAAAAACATTTACATAGTTACCAAATCAAAAATATCATACGCCATACTGTTGACTTAAAATATCCGCGTTACTAATATTTCTATCAAGAACAGCACGGCGCTGTAGGTTTTAGTTCCGCCACCCGGCGTTAAGGGGAAATGAGGTCAGCATGGATACTATCGAGCTTGGCAACAACGAATCTCTGGTGTACGGCGTGTTTCCCAACCAGGACGGCACATTCACCGCGATGACGTATACCAGAAGCAAAACGTTTAAAACTGAAGCTGGCGCGCGTCGCTGGTTAACCAGAAACACTGACTGATGAGGTTGACGATGGAATTTAAAGATTTACCAGTACCATTCCAGGAAATGGCATCGAATGTGGTTCGCTCTCAACTGGCGACTCTTGACCTGAGTACCGTAGAAAAAGAAACCATCGATACTATATCCGGTAACGTGCGTCGTGCCTTTATCGGTCTGTACGAAGAGAAGCAGCTCTCTGATAACCAGGATTTACATGAAAAATACTTCCTGGAATTAATGGACATCATTAATAAAGGATTTGGCTTGTTAATGAAAAAGAAAGGGATTCGAATAGCTCCCCTTGAAAATCATTTTACAGCGAGCAGTATTAATTCCTGTGATTTAAAGCATCACACATCCGATGGGAAAGTTGAATCAAACAACAAAATATCAATTAATCATTAATTTATTCACAGGTGAGGTAGAGTGCGTGCGCCGGACACGGATAAGAATCCGGCACTGACAGTTTACTGAAAAGGATATATCCCTGAAAAGTCAGGGCATAACACGAAAGCGCCCGGAGAAGTTAGTCTCTCTGTATAGGTCGTCGTTAAATTTAATTCGATCGTGCGCTTCCGGTTGTGGCAATCCGCGAAATGGCGCGGCGGTAAGTATGGCGGGGTTATTCCTTCCCCCGTTGAGGACACCGGGTTGTCAGGTTGACCATACGCTTAAGTGACAACTCCGCTGCAACGCCCTCTGTTATCAATTTTCTGGTGACTTTTGGCGGTATCAGTTCTACTCCGTGACTGCTCTGCCGCCCTTTTTAAAGTGAATTTTGTGATGCGGTGAATGCGGCTCAGCGCACGCGGAACAGTTAAAACAAGCGGTCTTTTACGGGCGTAACGGGAATGCTCTGTATCCGACGTTAATTGTTAACTGGTTAACGTCACCTGGAGGCACCAGGCACCGCATCAACAAAGTTCACTTCGGTGATGAAAGGTAGAGAAAATGTTGAATGTAGCTATTGAAAACCAGAACGGGTGGAATTATAGTGCACCTGCACCTCATAAAACGGGTGCCGGGCGTGGAAACCCGAAATCATTCACGGCGCATAACCGCGCTCAGGCGGTTTTTTTATGCGTTAAGCACAGCCACATTCGCATTATGGTGGGGCGTGCAGGGCAGCCGCAAGGCTGGCCGGGTTCCGTGATGACCGGTATTTCCACCCCTGTACGTCTCACCACCCTTATGGTCGTGGAAAACCTCGGTGGTGAGTTAATCAAATTCATCGCGGAGGCTGCCATCATGGCTACTATCCTTACCCTTTCTCACCCTGACGTAACCATCGAAAATGGTCGCGCTGTCACTACGTCTGTTGCGATCGCCGAGTTCTTTGGCAAACGCCACGAACGAGTGTTGGATAAAATTCGCAATCTGGACTGTTCAGCAAAATTCACTGAGCACAATTTTGTGTCGAGCGAATACACCGACTCAACCGGGCGCAAACTCCCAATGTACCAAATCACCAAAAACGGCTTCGTTTTCCTGGTGATGGGCTTCACTGGCAAAAAAGCCGCTGCATTTAAAGAGGCATACATTGCTGAGTTCGACCGCATGGAAGCAGAACTGCGCCAGAATAACGCCCCGTCTCCCGACAAAATGATTCACGGGGACGGACGCACCCTGGTTATCCGTCTCGACGAACACGGCAATATCAAATTCACTGAAACCGTTCCTGACGGCGCAATGGTCTGCACCCTGGATACCTTCCGGTTTTATCTGGAGAAACAAGGATGGACTCTTGTAAACCGGAGCGCAATTAAAAATATGACTGTGGAGCAATTGCTAAAAATTCATTGTTGAGGACGCGATAATGGAAACGTCACTACCAAACGTTAATACGTCTGACGGGTGCTTTAATATTGGTGTTCTGCTCAGTAACAGGGATTTCACCGAGGATGCAATCAATATGAGAAAATATGAACCCTACCTGCTGAATGACAATTCCATACTCTCCAGAATTGCCCTTCTTAAACTCGGTATTTTCGGAGAGTGGCGATGAACACATTATTCGTACTCATTCTGACTGTACATCTCAATACTGGTGAGTCGCTTGATGCAATCACCGGCATGTACAACTCAATGAAAGAATGCATGGCTGCCGCAGCGGAACAGAAAATTCCCGGCAACTGTTATCCGGTCGATAAAGTTATTCACATGGACAATAACGAAATCCCGGCAGGATTAAAAACAGCGCCGTAATTAATATCCAGTTTCATTTTTATATGCCAGCAATGGCAGGGATTTGTTCACCCTTAAATCTGTAATGAGGTAAAACAAAATGAGTAAAGTCTTTATTTGCGCCGCCATTCCGGACGAACAGGCAATAAAGGAAGAAGGTGCCGTCGCTGTAGCCACTGCCATTGAAGCCGGTGATGAACGTCGCGCCCACGCAAAATTTCACTGGCAATTCCTGGAACATTATCCGGCTGCTCAGGACTGCGCTTATAAATTTCTTGTTTGCGAGGATAAACCCGGTATACCCCGCCCTGCCCTCGATTCCTGGGATGCTGAATATATGCAGGAAAACCGCTGGGATGAGGAATCCGCTTCCTTTATTCCGGTCGAACCAGAATCCGATCCGATGAACGTCAATTTTGACAAGCTGTCCCTTGAAGTACAGAACGCGGTCCTGGTTAAGTTCGGTACATGTGAAAACATCACCGTTGATATGGCGATTGACGCGCAGGAATTACTGCAGGAAGACGTTGCTACCTTTGACGGGCATATCGTTGAAGCACTGATGAAAACGCCTGAAATTAACGCTATGTATCCGGAACGCAAACTGTTCGCTATCGGATGGGTTAAACACAAATGTAATCCGGGTGCCAAATGGCCCGAAATTCAGGCTGAATTACGTAACTGGAAAAAACGGCAGGACGCAGAGCGCAAAGAGACTGGAAAATACACGTCTGTTGTTGATCTCGCCAGCGCCAGAGTCAATCAACAGAACACTGAAAACTCAGCAGGAAAAATCAACCCAGTCACTGCCGCCATTTGTCGCGAATACAAGCAGACATGGAAAACGCTGGATGAAGAACTGGCCTACGCTCTCTGGCCTGGCGATATTGATACCGGAAACATTGACGGCAGCATCCATCGCTGGGCAAAAAATGAAGTTATCGACAAAGATCGCGAAGACTGGAAGCGCATTTCCGCATCAATGCGCAAACAACCCGATGCCGTTCGCTACGACCGTCAGACTATTTTTGGCCTTGTCCGTGAGCGTCCGATCGACATTCACAAAGATCCCGTAGCACTGAACAAATACATCACTGAATACCTGACTACCAAGGGCGTGTTTGAAGATGACGAAGGAACAAATCAGGGCACAGCTGGTACTCTCCCGTCACCAGTACCAGAAACTGATGCAGTGGAAACGGCAATGCCGGACAACGAAAAAACCGAATGCGAAGTGGAAGACGAACCATCTGTAGAGCGTGAGGGACCGTTCTACTTCCTTTTCACCGATAAGGACGGCGAAAAATACGGTCGCGCAAACAAACTTTCTGGTCTGGAAAAAGCACTGGCCCTGGGAGCTACGGAAATCACAAAAGAGGAATACTTCGCACGTAAAAACGGCACGTACTCAGGTTCACAACAAAATACTGGTGCATCTGACACGATCGCACAACCAGAGCCGGTAAAAGTTACCGCTGACGAAGTAAACAAAATTATGCAGGCAGCCAATATCAGCCAGCCTGACGCCAATAAGTTGCTTGCTGTATCACGTGGTGAATTTGTTGCAGGGATTAGCGACCCGAATGATCCGAAATGGGTGAAGGGGATTGAAACCCGCGATTCAGTGAATCAGAACCAGCAAGAAACGGAACAGAACGGCCAGAAAGCGGAACAAAACAGCCCAAATGCGTTACAAAACGAGCCAGAAACGAAACAACCTGAACCAGTAGCGCAACAGGAACCGGAAAAAGTCTGCACCGCCTGCGGTCAGACCGGCGGCGGCAACTGCCCTGATTGTGGCGCGGTGATGGGCGACGCAACATACCAGGAAACATTCGATGACAAGAACCAGGTTGAAGTTCAGGAAGACGATTCGGAGAAAATGGAAGGCGCTGAACATCCACACAAGGAGAATGCTGGCAGCGCTCAGGACCACGCCAGCGATAGTGAAACTGGCGAGACGGCAGATCCCTTAATTACGGTGAACGGTCATCACGTTATCACATCCACCAGCAGGACGTGTGACCATCTAATGATCGACCTTGAAACCATGGGAAAAAATCCTGATGCCCCGATCATCTCAATAGGTGCAATATTTTTCGATCCGCAAACCGGAGATATGGGACCGGAATTTAGTAAGACTATCGATCTGGAAACTGCTGGCGGAGTCATTGATCGGGACACCATTAAATGGTGGCTTAAGCAATCACGCGAAGCGCAATCTGCCATTATGACCGATGAAATCCCGTTAGATGATGCACTGTTACAATTGCGGGAATTTATCGACGAAAACTCCGGTGAATTTTTTGTTCAGGTCTGGGGAAATGGAGCCAACTTCGACAACACAATTTTGCGCCGTTCATACGAACGGCAGGGGATCCCCTGCCCGTGGCGTTACTACAACGATCGCGATGTACGCACAATCGTTGAGCTGGGGAAAGCCATAGACTTCGATGCCAGAACGGCTATTCCATTCGAAGGTGAGCGCCATAATGCACTTGATGACGCCCGTTACCAGGCAAAATACGTTTCAGCTATCTGGCAAAAACTGATCCCGAGTCAGGCTGATTTTTAATGTTCAACCCTGATCGCCGCTAACCGCATATAGTTAGCGGCGGTTATGAGATATAGCTATGAGCAGCTTATTTTTAACCGAAGATGAATTGCTAATATTAACGGGCTGCAAATATGCAAGCCACCAGCGAAAATGGTTAATGGAAAACGGGCTTCCGTTCTATACCAATCGTAGTGGCAAACCGATTGTCAGCCGGGATCTATTTACCTGCAATAAAACTTTACCACCACGCGAGGTAGAGCCGAATTTTGGTGCGATCTGATGGGAAGACGAAGGAAAAATCCTGAACACGAAAAATTACCTCCAAATGTATACCCAAATAAATATAGTTATGTATGGAAACCAACATCCAGAGAATCTGTAACACTAACCGCCATCAAGGATGGTTTAGCTGCTTTATGGAAAAAGTATGAGGAAACTGTAAATAATCGCGATCGTGCAATGACATTCGGTCGCTTGTGGGAAAAATTCCTCGCCAGCGCCTGTTACAGTGACCTTAGCCCAAGAACACAAAAAGATTATCTGCAACATCAAAAAAAGTTGCTTGCCGTATTCGGTAAGGTACCAGCGGATTCCATAAAACCAGAACACATCCGTCGATACATGGACAAAAGAGGGGAACAGAGCAAAACGCAAGCCAACCATGAAAAAAGCAGTATGTCCCGCGTTTACAGTTGGGGATATGAGCGAGGGTACGTGAAGGCTAACCCATGTGCAGGTGTAAGTAAATTCAAGGCCAAAAACCGCGAACGATATGTAACCGACAAAGAATACCAGGCAGTATTAAGCGTTGCACCTCTTCCTGTTTTTATCGCAATGGAAATTGCCTATCTGTGTGCAGCGAGGGTTTCCGATGTGTTATCGCTGAAATGGGAGCAGATTGGAAACGACGGGATCTTTATCCAGCAAGGGAAAACAGGGAAAAAACAGATAAAAGCATGGAGTCCACGATTACAGGCGGCGATCGAAAAAGCAAAACAGTTATCAACATCCGCCTATGTAATCAGCAATCAATACGGCAACCGATATATGTACAAAGGCTTTAACGAAATGTGGGTAGAAGCAAGAAATCGCGCAGGCAAAATTTCAGGTATTTTAACCGACTTCACCTTTCATGATCTGAAGGCGAAAGGAATTTCAGACTATGAAGGAAGCAGCCGGGATAAGCAACTTTTCTCTGGTCACAAAACCGAAGGGCAAGTGCTAATCTATGACAGGAAGGTTAAAGTTTCACCAACACTTGATGTCCCGTTACCTGAAAATATTCCAAGACAATATTCCAAGTAACTCCAAGTGTGATTTTTGTCACTGACTTAATGATGTGTAAGTGATTGAATTTTGGCGGAGAGAGGGGGATTTGAACCCCCGGTGGAGTTGCCCCCACTCCGGTTTTCGAGACCGGTCCGTTCAGCCGCTCCGGCATCTCTCCGTTCAGATGGTTGCCATGATGCCAGGAAATTTGGCATTTTAACAGTCCCTGTCCGTGCAATTTTGTTCAAGTGACGAGTTTGCGAGCAAAACGATGATTAAGTGGCCCTGGAAAGTACAAGAATCAGCACATCAAACTGCCCTTCCCTGGCAGGAAGCACTATCGATCCCCCTTTTAACGTGTCTGACGGAACAGGAACAAAGCAAATTAGTCACTCTTGCCGAACGTTTTTTACAGCAAAAGCGGCTTGTTCCTTTACAGGGCTTTGAACTGGATTCATTAAGAAGCTGCCGGATAGCACTTCTATTTTGCCTACCCGTTCTGGAGTTAGGACTGGAATGGCTGGATGGTTTTCATGAAGTCTTAATTTATCCTGCGCCATTTGTGGTCGATGATGAATGGGAAGACGATATCGGTCTGGTGCATAACCAACGTATTGTTCAGTCAGGTCAGAGCTGGCAGCAAGGGCCTATCGTTTTGAACTGGTTGGATATACAAGATTCTTTTGATGCTTCTGGTTTTAACCTGATTATTCATGAAGTCGCTCATAAGCTGGACACCCGTAACGGCGATCGCGCCAGCGGAGTTCCCTTTATTCCGTTGCGTGAGGTTGCTGGCTGGGAACACGATCTTCATGCTGCAATGAACAACATTCAGGAAGAAATCGAATTGGTTGGCGAGAATGCGGCGAGCATTGATGCTTATGCTGCCAGTGATCCTGCTGAATGTTTTGCCGTACTTTCTGAATATTTCTTTAGCGCCCCAGAACTTTTTGCTCCTCGTTTCCCTTCATTGTGGCAACGTTTCTGCCAATTTTATCAACAAGATCCTTTGCAGAGACTGCATCGCACTAATGATACAGACTCGTTTTCGGCGACGAATGTTCATTAA